CCTAGGTCTTAAGTCGACGGACCTAGGACGTCCGGAACGTTCCAAATGTCGCTCATCCTCGAACGGGCTATCGCCACGTTTAAGGAAGAACTTCATTAGAGCTCCTCCCCCGTCCAAGGGGGATACCGGCGGCCTAGAACTTTGGACAAGTCCAAAGACAAGCTCTCGGTGTAAACGACTACACATCTTTTCACCTCGTAAAGAGGATTCAAGAAAAGTATGTCGTCCGAGCACTGGAGACTCGTCACCCACTACAGGGAAGGGAGCAATTCCTTCCAAGTAGGAGTCGAGCCATCTCGCTGCCATCCATTGCCCGCTCTTATAGAGCTGGTTTCTGGTTGACACCGTAGATAGCATCTCCGAAGCGTCCCGCCGTGTCTCGGGGAGATTTCGCCGAAAGTATACCGGTTTTACCGCTATACCATCATAGAAGTCCCCTCCACAACTCTCTCGAAACTTTCCAGTGACGAAAGATTTGTGTTCATTTACCTTGAGCCCGAACAGGTCAAGGAAATAAGACACGGACTGCGCCATATCTGTGGGAACGATAATATCGTCCCCATAGACGCGCACTCTACGTAGGAACCTAACACGGCTCCTCCGTAGCTGGGCAGGGTTAGACTCTCGCCACGCGGCATGGATGATGGTCAAGAAGACCATCGCCTCAACCGGGAAGCAGAGAGCGCTGCCCATCGACGCGAACTTGGCTAGGTGGAAAACACCTATGCCAGGCACTTCAGCACGCTTAGACCGACAAGCGTCAATCCACTTCCAAAGAAGAGGATAGTCAGCGAAGACGGCTTTAGCAAGCTGATAGGAGACACGATCGCTCGCCTCAGAAAGGTCAAGAGTAGCAAACTCTCGAGTTTCTGAAGAAACGCGGGCCAGTTCCTTGTTAGGGACCTGGTCTAGAAACCCAAGGGCCCCGTGCATAGCACGAGACTCGAGTGCTTCTACTAAGACCTCCATCAAGCCCTGCTGCACATATTGCATGTGCACAGGCTCGATGGCTATGATCCTAGGTGTCTTCAACGTCTTAGGGACGGTCACCACCCTAACGGGTGGCTCGTCCCGGGCATCAAGCCAGTCGATCGAAAGGAACCTTTCGTCCCATCCCCCATTGGGGAGAAGGAAGTTGGCTGCCTTTGCGACTTGCTCAAGTCTACGGGTCCACACGTTCCACTCGTATTTGTCGTTTCCGACAGTACGGTCTTGCGTGGTTCCAGGGCCGTGCTTAGGCACGATCATGGACGGATCCGCTGCAAGGTTCTCTTCAAGTTTCCGTAAAACGGGCTCGAAGAGGATCCGAGCAGACTCCTT